CCTAATGGCAGACCTAAAGGTTCTGCTAATAAGACTACAAACAAGATACGAGAAGCATTCACAAAGCTCGTAGAGGACAACTTGGAGAATATGACTCTATGGCTAACGGATGTAGCAGCAGACAACCCAGAGAAGGCTCTAAACATTATCAACCAAATGGCGGAGTACACTACGCCTAAACTTGCAAGGGTTGAGAACAAGATAGAGACCGATGAAGAAATTAACGAAGTCAAGATAAACATTGTCAAGCGTAGAGATTCAAACGAGTGAGATATTTGAGAAGAACTGGAATGCACCTACCAAGATTGTAGTCAATCAAGGGGGTACTCGTTCTGGTAAGACCTACTCACTCCTACAACTAATCATCGTATTGGCTTTATCCGAAAAGGGTAAGGTCTTTACTATTGTGCGTAAATCTCTGCCCTCCCTCAAGATGACTGCGATGAGGGACTTCATAGAGATACTCACCAATATGCACCTATACGATGAGAAGTACCACAACAAATCGGAACACATCTACAGGCTCAACGGTAACATCATTGAGTTTGTATCGTTGGATCAACCACAAAAGAAAAGGGGAGCAAGAAGGAACTACCTGTTCTGCAACGAGGCGAACGAACTTACTTGGGAAGACTTCTTTCAGTTGCTCGTTCGTACAACCGATAAGATATATCTTGACTACAACCCTTCCGATGACTTCCATTGGATTTATGACAAGCTGCTCACAAGAGATGATGTTACCTTCATCAAGAGTACTTATCTGGACAACCCTTTTCTTGACAATAGCATTGTATCGGAGATTGAAAGACTCAAGGGTACTGATGAAGACTATTGGCGTATATACGGATTGGGTGAAAGGGGTCAAAGCAAGGCAACGATTTTTACATTTATGGAAGAGGAAGTTCCCGAACAGGCTAAACTCCTCTCCTATGGTATGGACTTTGGTTTCACGAATGACCCCACTTCTCTCGTGGCGGTATATGTGCTTGACCATAGTCTATATGCAAAAGAACTTCTTTACGAAACGAACCTCACGAATAGGGACATCTCGGAAAAACTCAAAGCATTAGGGATAGACAGGAGAACTGAAATCTTTGCCGATAGTGCAGAACCTAAAAGTATAGAGGAACTCTACAGGATGGGTTGGAATGTAAAGCCAACCAAGAAAGGTGCTGATAGCATCAATGCAGGTATTGATATGCTGAAGCGTTACAAACTCCACGCAGTAGGTCACAACCTTGTCAAGGAGATGAGGAACTACAAGTGGGTAGAAGATAAGAATGGTAAGTTACTCAACAAGCCTATAGATGCGTTTAACCACGCAATAGATGCAATGAGATATGCAACCTACAATAAGTTAAGCAGACCGAATTATGGCAGATACGCAGTTAGGTAAGAAGGTAACGGTTAAGTTACCAGAGAATGCAAGGGAACTAACTATTGAGCAGTACCAAAAGTTCCTGAAAGTAAAAGGAGATGAAACCTTCACAACACTCAAGGCATTGGAGATATTTGCCAACATCCCATTGAAGGTAGCCTATGCTATGAGAGCAGATGACATTTTAGACATCTCTAATCACATCTTATCTATCGTAGGTGGTAATCATCCACTCACAAGGAGATTGTCCTTTAGAGGCAAGGAATATGGATTCGTTCCTAACCTTGAGGAGATGAGCTTTGGCGAGTACATAGACTTGGATACTTACTTGTCCGATATGGACAACTTGCATAAGACTGTTGGGGTCTTGTACAGACCCATCACAATATCTAAAGGAGACTACTACGAGGTAGAGCCATATACAGGCACGGATGGATATAGTGACTTCCCATTGGATGTAGCGTTAGGTGCTACGCTTTTTTTTTATCGTTTAAGCAACAAATTATTGAGGGATACCCAGACCTCTTCACAGGAGGAGAGCGAGAAGAACTCAATCTCTCCGCCTCCGCTAACTTCAGTAAGAAGTGGGGATGGTATGGAAGCGTAGACCATTTAGCAGGTGGTGATGTTGCAAGATATGATGCCATCACTCAACTCCCCTTATCGCAATGTCTTACCAAACTTGTCTACGACAAGGAGAAAGCAGAGGTAGAGAAGAAGATGCTTAAACACTAACGCAAAGAGGTGGTTAACATAGTATGAGTTTCTATGATATAACAACCAAGATAAGAGAACACCTCATTGCTAATAAGCAGGTGAACACCGTTACAGAAGGTGACATCTTTGAGGTAGACCTCAACAAGCAGACTATCTTCCCCTTGTCACATATTATGATAAATAATGTGACCTTCAACGACATTGGTATTACCTACTCAATGAGCATTCTATTTATGGATGTGGCAGATGTGAGTAAGGCAGACCCAAGAGATGAAGCAGAAATATTCTATGGGGTAGACAACAGGCAAGACATTCTAAACACGCAACTGATGGTTGCCAACGATTTAGTTAGCCACTTAAAAAGAGGTGAACTAATGAGAGATAAATACCAACTCAATGGAACACCATCTTGTGAGCCATTTGAGGATAGGTTTGAGAACCTTCTGGTAGGTTGGAATCTAACCTTGTCTATAGACATTGCAAATACTATTACCCTTTGTCCGTAATAACGAGAAATACCGAGATGGTGCTACGGCAGTTTGCCGAGCGAGTAATCAAGGCAGCACGACTGAATCTTGGTGCTACTCGTACTATTACCTATAACGATGGTAAGAAGAAAAGAAGGAGACAAGTTAGTAGTGGGAAACTCAAAGATAGTTTGGACTACGACCTCACAACAGGTGTACACCTCCTTATGTCTTTCAAGATGGCGGACTATGGAAAGTACATTGATGAGGGGGTAAGCGGTACAAAGTATAAAGTACCCAACGGATCAAGATTTGCCTTTGATGGTAAGCAACCTCCAAAGAGTTCTATCCGCACTTGGATGGCACAGAAGAAGGTCAAGGCACGAGACCTCAAGACCAATAGTTTTGTAAAGCAGACAGAGGCGAACCTTGACAAAGCAGCCTTCCTCATATCAAGAAGTATTAAGCAACGAGGGATTCCCAAGAGTGAGTTCTTCCAAGCACCATTTAGATTAGAGTTTAGTAAGTTGCCTGAAGAGGTGCTTAAAGCAGTCTCTATGGATGTAGATGAATTTTTAAGATTTACCAAGCGATGAGTGTAATCACACCACAAAGTTTAGTTGGGGCAAGAAGCCCTATATACATTACGGCTAACTATTCAGCCCTTGCAGGGTCTATCACGGACATCACAATGGAAGTGTACATTTGGGGAGGGTCAAGAAGTTCAAGACCTGCTGACCCAGAATACACCTTATTTAGAGATGTCTTTGCAGGAACTGATGTATCCTTTGACATCGCTCCTATGGTACAAGAGTACCTATCCAATACCTACACAGGATTTGATGCTACAGATACTTCCTACGCACCTGATGGTAGCGTGATGTGGGTGCAGATAGACTACGAGGTGAACTATGTAAACAAAGCCCAACCACCACAGACTATAAACGATACAGGAAGCACAGACATCTTTGAGGCATCTAATGGTTACCACATCTTTATTGAGGCGGCTAACAAAGAGGTGGACAAAGGCTTCGCAAGTGTCAATGTCCAAAAGTACATTAAGGATTCTGGTAACGAAGTAGTGCCTGTATATCTTGGTAAATGGGGAGAGGGCTACGACATCTATTGGGCATACAAGGATAGAGTCCTTGCTGATGGAGGAACAGTTGAGGGTGGCCCTCTATGTGCCAACATCGGTCTTGAGTATGTTGAGGTATTAGGTGATGGAGGTTACAACATTGATATTAGAATCACGGAGAGTGAACTTCAAAACTTACAAGCTGAAGGAAGGGTATTACTACTGCCGTGTGGCGTTAGTAATCTTGGTACTTGGGTAGATAGCGTTGGTGAGGTGTTAACCTACTCTAATTACTACGACCTAAACCTCAAGGACAAGGATGGTACTACATTAGATACTCGTAGGTTCTATCCTACTTGTGAGAGCAAGTACACGCCAAGCGTGATGCAGTTCATCAACAAGAATGGTATGTGGGAGAGCATTACCTTCTTTAAAAGAAGTGAGTCTACCATCAACACTACCACAACTGAATACAGAAGAAGTTTAGGTAGCAGTTCATCCTCTGGATTCTCGTATGACACGACTGCCCATAAATACCAAAGAGCAAACACCAATGGTCGCAAGAGATTTACCTTGAATACAGGATGGGTAGGTGAAGACTACGACTTCTTAATGGAGCAGATGCTTATGAGTGAGCGTGTGATGTTAGATGGTGTGCCTGTAAATGTCACTACAAGTAGCCTAACCTTGCAGAAGGTTGTAAACGACAAGACTATCAACTACACGATAGAAGTAGAAGAAGCATTTGATACTCGCTATGTATAGAGTAGACTTATATATAGATGGTCAAAAGGCTGACCTCTTTCAAGATGAGGGTATAGAGATCAACTTGAGTGTGCAAAACATCAAGGACATCTCTAAAGTCTTTGGTGACTTTACCCAGAGTTTTACTATTCCTGCTTCACCTATCAACAATGGAATCTTCAAGCACTACTACAATGTAGATGTCTTTGGAGGGTTTGATGCCAAACTCCGAGTAGATGCTTTCATAGAGGTGAACAACAACCTCTTTAGAGATGGTGTATTGGAGTTGGAAGGGGTGCAGATGAAAAGCGGTGAGCCTTATGCATATAATGTAGGGTTCTATAGCAATGTCACTTCCTTGAAGGACAAGTTTGGTGAGGACAATTTAAATGTCTTGGATTTGTCTGCTCAAAACCACACCTACAATGACACGAACATTGAAACAGGTATCAACAACTATGTAAGCGGTACTGACAATGCAGTCATCTACCCATTGATTACGCCTGTAACAAGATGGTACTACGACTCTCAAGGTTCTCACGGAGATGGTAACATCCATTATCACAACGACCCTTCACACGGAGTGTTCTACTACGACTTGAAACCTGCGGTTAAGTTGAAGAAGATTATAGATGCTATTGAGACCAAGTACGGCATAGAGTTCCAAAGTGACTTCTTTGATAGTGCTGACTTTGGTAAGTTGTTTATGTGGTGTCATAGGAGAGCAGGGTATATGTTCAAAGACCAACCTAATGGATTCCCTCCTCAAGTAATCAACTTCGTTTCTAATACTACAGGAGACTATGACCTGACCACACAGAAGTACACTATCACGGCAGCGCAAGAGACTGAATTGAGAGTTACCTATAGTGTAACTTCTTCGGATGACTATAAAATTGTAGTGTATGTCAACGATGAGTTGTACACCTCAAGAGAACATAGTGGTAATGTAACAAACGAGACAATCTTGTTGGGTACATTAGAGGTAGGTGATACGGTGCAGATGCGTTTCGCACCTCCTACGGATTGGGATGCTTCAGTAGTTTCTATTGGTACTATATCGGTAGATGTAGAATACTTCTATCTATCAACTTGGAACTTGGGGGATAGCGTTAGCAAGATTGGGCAGAGCATTAGCAGTACAGTTGTTATTGCTGACCAACTGCCAGAGCAGAAGATTAGTGACTTTATAGGAAGCCTTGTAAGGGCTTTTAACTTGGTTATTGTACCCACAGGAAACGGAAAATACGACATTGAGCCTTTAGATGATTGGTATGCAGAAGGAACTACAAGAGATGTTACAGAATACATTGATACGGAAGAGGTCACTATCCGTAAACCACAAATGTATCGTAGAATCAATTTCGGCTATAGCGAGACTGGAGCAATACTTGGAGAAGAGTACCGACTCCAAAACGACATAGGCTATGGTGACCTTCGTGCCGACTTCAGTTTTGATGGCGAGGAGTTTGATATTGAGGTAGGCTTTGACAATATGTTGTTTGAGCGACTTACTGATGTGTACACAAACGGA